GTCGCTTTGTTGATACAAACAAAATGTGGGAAGACCCAACTTACTTCGATGTAGAAATCCCTGACGGCATGACTGTAAGTGAAGAAGCCGAATTAGTTATCTTCCGTTGTGGTCTTTACGATTGGCGCAAACCGACTACTCTTATGCTTGGTCGTTATCAACCTTGGCATGAAGGACACCACGCTCTTTATTACGAAGGAACTAAAAGAACAAGCCAAGTAGTTCTTGGAGTTCGTAATACTTACAAGACTAGCGAAAAAGACCCACTTACTTTTCAAGAGGTAAAGACCTTTATTGAGGCTGACCCTACGATGAAGAACGCTATGGTAGTTAAGTTTCCTAACATTACTAACATTGTTTATGGACGAGATGTTGGCTATAAGATTGAACAAGTTAAGTTAGGAGATGAGATTGAGGCTATTAGTGCTACTCAAAAGCGTAAGGAAATGGGTTTATGAATGTAACTAAATCTCGCTCTTTAGCCAAAGCCTTTACATGGAGAGCGACTGGAACGGCAGACACTTTTCTTATTGGTTGGATTATTACTGGGAAGGCTTCTACCGCTGGCCTTATTGCTGGAGTTGAAGTCTTAACAAAAGTAACTCTTTATTACTTTCACGAAAGAGCGTGGAACAAGGTAAGTTGGGGACGCCAAGTGTAATATAGGGGTATGACTTTTACCTATGTAGGACCTGCCACCTCTGACCGAGATAAGGTTCGGTTTCTTATTCAAGATACCGATTCAACTCGTCAATATATGTCGGACGAGGAAATCGCTTGGCTCTTAACTGAGTGGCCTGATGTGTATGATGCGGCTGCTAATGCGGCAGATGTATTAGCCGCTAAGTTCACAGGTAAAGCGGATTACTCGAAGTCTGTTGGCGACCTTTCATTGAACGAAACCTTTTCATCTCAATCTCAGAACTTCAAGGAACTTGCTAAAACGATTCGTGCTAACCGCCATCGCCGTTATACAGTTTCTTGGGTCGCTAATGCTGAGGCTCTCAAATCAACTGCCGATAGAGAAGTTACGACTTACAACACAGATGCCTTCTTAGGACAAATGGATAACCCTCGTTCAACTACGGCTGAAACGAGTCTTCAGTAATGCCAACTTGGTCAGGAACAACAGGTTTTGATTCTGCTAACTTTTTAGAAATGATGCCTGATACGGTTGTTTTCAACGCTACTTCTTCTACTGATAAGTACGGAAAGAAAACTTTTAGCGCAACAAATATAAGTGTTCGTGCTCGTATTGTTGATGATGTTGTATTAGTTAAAAACTCTGAAGGTCAAGATATTGTTTCTGCTGGTCGTGCTTACCTTGCTGGAGATTATTCAACTCTCACGCTCGGACATAAAATGACTTTACCAAGTGGGGCTACTCCTGTAATTATTAAAATTGATTCACCTAACGATACTTCTGCAACCGCTCATCACACCGTTGTTTATTTTGGTATGTAATGGAGATTTACTTCCCTGACCTTGGAAGACTCCAACAAGCGCTCGCTCAATCAGGACCCCAAGGAGTTAAGGTAGCGGCTCGTGCTTTAAGGCACGAAGCACAAGAAGCCTTTGCCGCCTCGCAAGATGAAGTCCCTGTTGATACAGGCGCTCTAAAAGCCTCAGGTCGTATTCGTCCTGAAGTAGGCGTATTTGAACGAGGTAATGAGGTTTATGTTGAACTCACTTACGGAGGCTCGGCTACTGAATACTCAATCTATGTTCACGAAAACCTTGAAGCCAATCACCCACACGGAAAAGCAAAGTATTTAGAGGACCCATTAGTTCGTCAAGTTAATGGTATTGCTGGTCGTATTGCTGATAAGGTTGAGCGGTCCATGAAAGGAATGATGCCGTGATACTTGAAGCACTTGGCGATTATTTACAAAACACAGGTGGCGCTTTTGGCGCACACGCAAGTCAAGGAACTTTAGGAACTAATATCTTTTTAGGTAAGATGCCAGCAACTCCTGATTATTGCATTACTTTGTATGAGTATGAAGGTATGCAACCAAGAGAATCTTTTGGTGGTAATCCTTATGATGTAGATATGCCTCGCATTCAAGTAGTTGTAAGAGGTGCTCGAGATGATTACCCAACTGCTCGTGATGGCGCTAAGACAATTAAAGACCTTCTGTCGGACTTAACGGATGTAACGATTTCCTCAACGAAAATCTTGCGTGTCGCTTCCTTAGGAGCAACTATTCCTCTAGGATTGGATGACAAAGACCGACCTCGCATCGCCGCTAACTTTCAAGCGTATGTAGAAAGATAGCGATGGGCGAGCCAACCAAAGACCCTTATGGAAGGGGTGCTAATCGTGACGAACTTCCCAAGTGTTGGCGATGTGGCAGAATCCTCGCCGAATACCTCACAGTCCCGTACTCGCTCAAATGCTCAAGGTGCAAAGCAGTCAACCAACACCTTTAAAGATGGATTAACTAAATTAGTAAATAATCCATCACTCTTTACTCAACAAGAATGTTTTGTTGGACAAATGCTCTCCACAGTAACTCCCGAAGAAGCAGAACTTCTTAAAACCGCTATGGCAGATAAAAGAGTTCGCCATGTCGATTTAGTTCGACTATGCGAAGCCGAAGGTTACAAAATGAGTGAAGCAACTATGCGCCGCCATCGTGCTGGTGGTTGTAGGTGCGCTAAGTGAGTTTTGAAGAACGAGTTAAAGCACTCGTTGGTCAAGCGGATAAAGAAGAACATGAACCGCCTAAAAGAGACCGAAAGGCTCAATGGGTCCCCGGAATTGAATGGAAAGGGGACGAAGGCGAAGTAACTACTTTGCCAATGGAAGGAGAGATTGCTCCTGATTGGACAGGCGTTCTTCGAATGTGGGGATTGGACCCTGACTACTTTGCAGTAGTTGAACCAGTTTTATTTAATGTTTGGGGCGACCCACTTGGCGTACTTAATCGTCAATGGAAAGGCAAAGTAGTTCGGATACAAGACTCCAAGACGGACTACAACTTAGATAAGTTAAAAGAAGAAATCAAAAACCATAAACGCAAGAAGGTAGAAATAATTTATGGCGAAGGAGTCTTCAATGTCGTTCTTGCTGACTGGCAATTAGGCAAACCTGAAGGCGGTGGAACAGAAGCCACGGCACAACGAGTTTTAAATGCCATAGAAGCCGTTCTGAGGCGTGTAGCCGAGTTAAAAAGACTAAAGCGACCTTTAGGGACACTCCAAATAATTTGGACTGGAGATAGCGTAGAAGGCTGTTTAGGACATTATGAAATGCAAACCTTTGGAGTGGACTTAGATAGACGAGGACAAGTTAATGCAGTTCGAACATTACTCCTTGAGGCAATCCGTGTTTGGTCTCCACACTTTGATAAAGTTCGATTAATAGCCGTAGGTGGCAATCACGGAGAGAATCGAAGTTCAAATGGAAAAGCATTCACCACACTTGCAGACAATGACGACCTTGCGGTTATTGACCAAGTTAAAGATGTCCTCGCCTTCAATCAAGAAGCGTACGGTCATATTGAGGTCATTATGGCGCCTGACCATTTATCTCTTACAGTTGAAACGGCTGGTTGGATTCTTGGTCTTACTCATGGTCATACTGCTCGTTCAGGTTCTACTGCTGAATTAAAATTAAAAACTTGGTTAAGTAAAATGTCTTTAGGTCGCCAACCAATAGGCGAGTGCGACATTTTAGTAACTGGACATTATCACCATTTAAGACAAGCCGATTGGGGAAGTGTTCATTGGCTTCAAGCACCAGCACTAGACGGAGGCTCGGAATGGTTCAGAGTAACAACAGGAGAACACAGCGAACCAGGAGTTCTGACCTTCGCAACATATCCCGAAAAGAAAGTAGCGGACCTACAAATACTATGAACACACCACAAGATATTGCCGACTACGCCGTTCGATTAGTAAGTGGCGATAGACAAAACGATTACGGACACCCTTTAGATGACTTCACAAGAGCAGGAAAGATATGGGAGGCAATTCTAGGCTTTCCTGTAACTGCCGAACAAGTGGCTCTTTGTATGGTTGGAGTAAAGATTGCTAGGGAAGTCCATGGACAGAAAATAGATAATGCTATTGACGGTATTGGTTACTTCTTAACTTTAACTATGGTTCAACAAGAAAGAGCCGAGCGTCAGTTAAAGAAAAACAGAACTGAGTGATACTCTTTATTTAACCGAGTCCTTAGAGACCCCAGCCGTTGTCGAGTCCTAGTGACCAAGTGGTATTGGGGTTCTTATCTGTCCAAAGGAGGCAGTATGGCCCAGTATCGTGCAGTGGTTGGAATTGATTATCCGCCTAACAAGCGTGTTGAAGCAGGCGAGATTGTATCTGACTTGCCCGGTGATTCTATTAAATGGCTTTTAGAACAAAACCTAATTGAATCATTAGATAAAAAACCAACAACTAAAGAAACACCTGTTGTTGTCGAGCCTGTAGTAGAAGAAGTAACAACAGATGCTCTTTCTAAAATTGACCTTTCTGATGGAATAAGCGCTGAAGAAGAAAAAGTAATTCTTGAAACAGCCGCAACTATTGAAGGAGAGGATAAATAATGCCTACATTTCGTCATGGTAAAAATACAGTTGTTCTTTTTGATAAGTATGACTTGAGCACTTATTTTAATTCAGCAACAACAACAGCAATGGCAGAGGCAGTTGAAACAACTACATTTGGTTCAGCAAATAAAACTTATGCTATCGGAATGAAAGATGGCAGTATTAGTCTTGAAGGACTTTGGGCTGGAGATACAGACGGTATTGATGAAGTTCTATCTGCCGCTGTTGGTTCATCTTCAAAAAAGATTATTACTGTTGCTACTGAAGGCGCCACAATTGGTCGCAGAGCAAAATTAATTAATACCGATGAAACTTCTTATGAGATTGCTTCAGCAGTTGCCGACATGGTAACTATTTCTGCTGAGGCTCAAGCAAGCGGAACAGTAGGCGGCTTTGATGGTGGAGTGCTTCTTGCTGGCTCTCAAACCGTTTCCTCAGTTACTGCTAACACTAGCGTTGACAACACTACCTCTAGCACAAATGGTGGCGTTGCACATCTGCATGTTACGACTAATACTCGTAATGGTGCGGCAACAATCAAAGTCCAACACTCAGCCAATAACTCAACATGGGCTGATTTGGTGGTCTTTACAGCAACAACATCAGCGACAACTACTTCAGAAAGAATTGAAGTAGCCGCTGGTACCACAGTTAATCGATATGTTCGTGCAAACATTTCGGCAATTGCTGGCTCAACAGGGTCAGTAACACTCACCGTTGGATTCGCAAGGAGATAAAAAATGCCAACATTTCGCCACGGTAAAAACTCGCAGTTCACAATCGCAGACTCGGGTGCAGCAGTTCGTGATATCAGCAACACGCTGAATTCCGTAACGATGCCTCGTTCTATCGAAACTTTGGAAACCACTTCTTTCGGCTCCGCATCAAAGTCTTATGTAGTCGGTTTCTCAGATTCAACAATTTCAATCGAAGGTTCTTTTGACGCTACTGTTGATGGATACCTAAATGGTCTTGTTGGACATGAAACAGCGAGCGCTTTCGTTTATGGACCTGAAGGAACAACATCAGGTCAAGTCAAGTACACAGGAACAGCATTCCTAACTTCATACGAAGTTAGTGGAGGAGTAGGCGACATTGTTGGCTACTCAGCAGAGTTCCAAGTAACTGGTGCAATCACAAGAGGCACATACGCTTAATAAAAACAACTTAATAACCCCAATAATCGAGTCCTAGAGACCCTAATCGAAAGAGAGAGTAATCGTGTCCTTAAGAGACCAAATTCTAAATAGCAATGATATTCCAAAAGAACTTGTAAAAGTTAAAGAATGGAATACTGAAATCGAAGTTCGAGGCATGACTGGCGCAGAGCGCACACGAATCCTTGACCTTGCCCAAGACGAAAAAGGAATGAACCTACAAATGGTTTATCCAGAAATTGTTATTTCAACTGCGTTCGACCCTATAAGTGGAGAAAAGATTTTCTCTCCTGAAGATAGAACGGCGTTACTCTCAAAGTCTGCTAATGCACTAGACAGCCTCGCAACTGTCGGTATGCGCCTTTCAGGTTTCTTAGCAGAAACTTCTAATGATTTGGGAAAAGATTCGTCCGAAACGGCTATCGAAGATTCGTCTTTGAACTAGCACAGAGATTGGGTAGGACTGTCGATGAATTACTCAACGGCAGTCCTTCCCATAATCCTATCTCTGCAATTGAATTGGCGGAGTGGGAGGCGTTAGAGCAAGTTCGAGTTTGGGAACAAGAAAAAGCAAATCGGAGGTGAGGCGTGGCTGACTTTAATGTAAAAGGTAAAGTGTCCCTAGACACAGGGTCATTTGTTTCCTCTGCTCGAGCCGCTTCAGATTCCTTAAACGGACTTAATACTTCTGTTGGAAAAACTTCAACAGGTATGAAGTATTTAAAACGAAGCGCAATCGCCGCTGGCGTTGCTCTTGGTGGACTTGCAATGGCAGGCGTTAAAGCCGCTTCGGATTATCAACAATCAATGATTGCTTTTACAAAGATGATGGGCTCTGCTGAAAAGGCAACTCAGTTTGTAAAAGAGTTACAAGACTTTGCCGCTAAGACTCCTTTTGAACTTCCACAAGTTCAAGCAGGAGCAAAGAAACTTATGGCTTTCGGATTTGAAGCCTCACAAGTTCTACCAATGCTTACTGCTATTGGTAACGCCGCTTCAGGACTTTCTCTTGGTGCTGAAGGTATTGACCGACTAACTCTTGCTATTGGTCAGATGCAAGCAAAGGGCAAAGTATCAGGTGGAGAACTTCGTCAGTTAGCAGAAGCAGGTATTCCAGCACTTCAATACTTAGCAGATGCTTATGGAAAAACAACTGCTGAGATTTTAAAGATGTCTGAAGAAGGCGCAATCCCTGCCGCCGCTGGTGTTGGTATTTTAATTAAAGGCATGGAAGAAGGCTCAAAGAACGCTATGGGCTTTAAGGGAATGATGGAAGCACAGTCAAAAACTATGGCTGGTTTAATGTCCACATTGAAAGATACAGTTCGTAATGCTTTCGTAAATGGATTTAATAAATATGTTCCTGCTATTAGCGGAACTTTTGAAACAATGCTCACTAAAGTTGGACCAATGGTCGAAGGCTTTATTGAGTTTATGGGATACCTCGTAAGTCAAATTGGTCGAATTCTTGGTGGTATTGCAACCGTTGTCGCACCTATATTTCAAAACTTTTTAATTCCTGCTTTCAAAATACTTGGTGGAGCAATTCTTGGAGTGATAGCCGTCTTTGCAAAACTTGGCGACTTTATGAAGAAGCACGCTGGCGTAGTTGAGTTCATAACTAATGTAATTGGAATAGCCGCTCTTTCTTATGGTGCTTTCCGTATTCAAACATTACTTCTAACCGCCGCCACTAAATTACATACTTGGTGGACAACGGCACAAGCCGCCGCTGTTAAAAAAGCAACAGCCGCACAAAAGATTTTTAATTTAACAATGGCGTTTAATCCAATTGGTTTAATTGTTGCTGCCGTAACCGCTCTTATTGCTGGCTTTGTTCTTGCTTGGAACAACTCTGAAAAGTTTAGAAAGATAATGATTCAAGTAGGCAAGGCTGGCGTTATGGGTATTGGCTACATTATTAAAATTGTAGGAGTCTTGCTGAAGGGATTATTTAATGTTGTAACAGGACCTTTGAGATTACTTCTTAAAGGATTAGAACTACTGGGAGTAGATGCTGCTGGTAAAGCACTTAAAGGTATCGAAGGAATGTCTAAGGGTATTGGCGACTTCTTTGATAAAGCAGGCAATAAGGTTCAAGACTTCGCAGATAAGTTAGATGCTTTAGAAAAGAAAAGATTTAAACTTCCTTCTTTCGGTCCTAAGAGTAAAAAAGAAACTGGACCAACTGGACCTAAAATCTCTGATGATGAATTTAAGTTTGATGCCTCAGGATTACTAGATGGTGCTGATGAGGCTGGCGCTCAGACTGCCGCTAAGTTAGCAGAACTAAAACGAGAACTAAGAGTTGTCGTTCAAGATTACAACGACTTTATTACAAACGACTTTGCTAAAGGCTTTGTAGATGGCGCTGATAATGCTCGAGATACCATTATGTCCGGTCTTGATAACCTGCGAAAGATATTTGATAAGCAGAAAGAGATATTTGAAGCGGCTAAAGATACCGCTGGTATGGCTAAGGTTGAAAAAGAATGGGACAAGATTAATAACTATGTCCGTTCTCGTATTGCTGAGGCAATGGCTGTTGCTAAGGAACTTGAAGAAGTATCAGACAAACTCGATGATGCTTACGATAGATTAAAAGAAGCAGTTGCCGCTAGAAAAGAAGGCGCAAAAGCATTTGAAGACTTAATGCGTAAGCCTTTTGGCGAACCAAATGAGTTAAGTAAAGGTCTTGCAAGTGGAGAAGCAACTGTCGATGGCATTATCGGTATGTACGACAGAATGCGTGAGGCATTAGAAAAACGCTTCACTGAAATTGGTGGCACAAAGAAGAATGAGTTAATTAGTTATCTAACTGACCAAACTGCTGAATTAGTTAAACTAGCCAAGAAGCGTGATAAAGCCGCTACCGCTCTTGATGAAGCACAAAAGCATTTAGAGGATGTTCTTTCTGAACAAAAGTCATTTGAAAAGAGCATTGTAAATAGCATGAAGTCATTTGGAACTGCTCTTGCTGACCTATCTAAGACTGATAGTGATACAACAATTAAGGTAATTAAAACTGCTAGCGGTTTAGTTATTACTCAAATGGGTCAAACTAAATCAGGTGTAGATACGATTGTAGATAAATTAAAATCTAGCCTTGCAACTATTAAAGAGTTCACTACAAACATACAAACATTATTAACTAGAGGTTATAACAAAGAGTATGTAAGGCAGTTACTTGAGGCTGGTCCTGAAGCCGCTGGAGCAACTGCGGCTTTACTTGCTAAGAGTGGCGATGATACTGTAACAACAGTTAATGATTTATACGCTCAGATAAATACTGCTTCCGAAGCCTTTGGAACAAAAATGTCCGATACTTTCTATGCCAACTCAGTATCAATGGCACAAGCAATGGTTAAGGGTGCTCAATCAGAATACGACAGCATTATGGCTCAAATGAAAAAGATTGCAGATGGAATTGAAGCCGCCTTTACTCCTTTGGCTGATGTTGGTACAAATGTTGGTAACGACATTATCCAAGACATGATTAATGCTTTAGAAAAGCGTAAGGGTGAACTAATTGCACTTGCTCAATCTATTGCCGCTCAAATAGCCGCCGCTATGGCCGCCGCCGCTGGTGCTATTGGAGTTACTGGTGTTACAGGAATTACTGGTGGTGGAAATACAACAATTATTCCTCCTGTAATTGAAGATGATGATAAGAAAGATGATGATAAGAAAGATGATAAAAAGTCAGACGATAAGAAAAATCCAGTTGTCGAAGAATGGGGTAAGGCGACAGTTACTGCCGTTAATTCGGCTAAGAAAGTTATTGTTAAGAGCGGAGACACTTTATCTGCAATTGCAAAAGCAAACGACACAACAGTTAAAAAGATACTTGCTGCTAATCCTAAGTTTACAGAAGACCCTAAATACAAAAACGGAAATATGATTTGGGCTGGAACAACAGTAAAAATTCCTACTGTTGCAGTTGCTGGAACTCCACTTCCAAAAGGCTTTGCTTCTGATTCACAAAACGCCGCTCGACTAGCCGCACAAAACACAACTGTTGAAAAGGGAGCCATTACTGTTAATCTTTCCTCTAACATTCCAGCCGGTGATGTTGAAGGTGTAATGACTCGTTCATTCCTAGCCGCTCTAAGTGCGAGGTAACAAATGGCAGTAAATACAGTTCTTCCAAATGCAACCGCAACAGGTGCATCTCT